TATACCACCGCAGGACAGCTATATCTTCAAGCCATTCACACGAGAGCCATTGGTTGGGGTTATGGAGTATCCGAACAAATATCTTTCAGCACAGGGCGTTAAAAAGGGCGATACGGTTATTTTTAAACCTGAGAGTGAATATGAGTTCGATGTGGATGGGGTAATTATGTATAGAATGTTTGACCATCAAATAGTTGGAGTAGTATGAAAGAAGTAAATGAACTTAAATCTAAAATCATAGCAGCAGGTAGGCAAGCAGTAGAGCAGCTTATCAAGGTTGCCAATGAAGAAATCATTACAGGTGGCGATGATGATGTGGCAGCAGATAGGCTAAAGAATGCCGCAGCCTCAAAGAAGTTAGCAATCTTTGATGCCTTTGAGATACTAAGCAAGATAGAAGAAGAAAGAGAAAGGCTTACAGGCGAGTCGCCATCAAGCAGTAACATAAATACAAATACAGGATTTGCAGAACGAAGGTCTAAATAGTATCCTATACACTATAGCAAAAGACTATATACCTAAGAATGTTCTTTCCAAAAAGAATAGGAACAAGTCGTGGCAGTATGGATATAACAAAGACTACGACCTAATCATTATATCTAAGACAGGACAGATAGGGGAGATATATAATATTGAAGGGTTGTTTATAGCTTTACCAAAAGCTCCTGACAAATGTCACAAAAGAGATGAAGACAAGTCAGAGCAGTATTGGGAGCGAGTAGAGTTACCTAAAGAGCTATCTCGAATCAAGTCTATATTTCAATGGAATCAGTTGCCATCGGATTTTAAATCAAGGTGGGTTGATTACATAGAAGAAGAGTTCGATAGGAGAGAGGATGGCTATTGGTTTATGAACAACGGAAAGCCTACATACATCACAGGTTCACACTATATGTACTTGCAGTGGACAAGCATAGATGTAGGGTATCCTGATTTTAGGGAAGCCAATAGGATTCTATATATATTTTGGGAGGCATCAAAGGCAGACTCTAGGGCGTTTGGGATGATATACCTAAAGATTAGGCGTAGTGGATTTTCGTTTATGTCATCTTCCGAGTGTGTAAATGTGGCTACCCTTGCAAGAGATTCAAGGATAGGCATACTATCAAAGACAGGTACAGATGCCAAGAAAATGTTTACAGACAAGGTTGTGCCTATCAACTCAAAGCTACCATTCTTCTTCAAGCCTATCATGGATGGTATGGATAAGCCAAAGACAGAGTTGGCATACCGAGTACCTGCATCTAAGATTACCAAAAAGAATATGCACACCATAGACGAGGACTCTATGGATGGATTAGACACCACAATAGATTGGAAGAACACAGATGATAACAGTTACGATGGAGAAAAGTTATTGTTATTAGTACACGATGAGAGTGGGAAATGGATAAAGCCAAACAACATCTTAAATAATTGGAGGGTTACTAAGACTTGTTTAAGATTAGGTAGAAAGATTATAGGTAAGTGTATGATGGGTTCTACTGCCAACGCACAGAACAAGGGTGGTGGTAACTTTAAACACTTATACTATGATTCCAAAACTGAAACTCGGAACAAAAACGGTCAGACGAAAAGTGGCTTGTATAGTCTTTTTATTCCTATGGAGTGGAATATGGAAGGCTTTATTGACCGATTCGGTATGCCTGTTTTGCGTACTCCTTCTAAGCCTATTCGTGGTATTGATGGTGAGATGATTGACATAGGAGCTGTAGATTATTGGGAGGCAGAGGTTGACTCACTAAAGAACGACCCTGATGCACTCAATGAATATTATAGGCAGTTCCCAAGAACAGAATCACACGCTTTCAGGGATGAGAGTAAGGCTTCGATATTTAATCTCACAAAGATATATCAGCAGATAGACTACAACGATGGAATGATTAGGGAGCATTATGTAACAAGGGGTTCTTTCCATTGGAAGGATGGGATAAAAGACACGCAGGTTATATGGAAGCCTGACAAAAGAGGTAGGTTCTTAGTATCATGGCTACCACCAAAGCATTTACAGAATGGAGTAAGTAAGAACTATAGAGGAGAGATGACTCCTGCCAATGAACACATCGGGGCATTTGGTTGCGATAGTTACGACATCAGTGGAACAGTAGGAGGTGGAGGCTCTAATGGTGCGTTGCATGGATTGACTAAGTACAATATGGATGATGCACCAAGCAACGAGTTCTTCTTGGAGTATGTGGCACGACCACAGACAGCAGAGATATTTTTTGAAGAAGTGTTGATGGCTTGTGTGTTCTATGGTATGCCTATACTTATAGAGAACAATAAGCCAAGACTACTATATCATTTTAAGAACAGAGGCTATAGAAGGTTCTGTTTGAATAGACCTGATAAACCCATACATAGATTGTCGAAGACAGAGAAAGAGTTAGGTGGCATACCAAATACATCGGAGGATGTTAAGCAGGCACACGCTGCTGCCATTGAGTCTTATATAGAAAAGCATGTAGATGGGGAGTATAGGTCTCCCGATGATATAGGTATTATGCCATTTAATAGGACACTACAGGATTGGGCGAAGTTTGATATAAGCAATAGAACAAAGTATGATGCTTCTATTAGTTCGGGTCTCGCTATAATGGCTTGTCAGAAGCATAAATATTTACCTGAAAAAACAAAGTCAAAAATAAGCATTAACTTTGCAAGGTACAATAATAAAGGAAACACAAGTGAAATAATAAGATGATAAAGAATGTCAACATATATAACACAGGCTTTCCTGACCAATTAGCATCCAATGCTGAAAAGAACTCTGAGGAGTTTGGATTGAGGGTGGGTCAGGCTATTCAATATGAATGGTTTAAGAGAGACTACGGTAACTGTAGATTCTACAGTAATTGGTCAGAGTATCATAGACTTCGATTGTATGCAAGAGGAGAGCAGTCTATCAAGAAATATAAAGACGAAATTGCTGTAGATGGCGACTTATCTTATCTTAATCTAGATTGGACACCTGTTCCTGTTATACCAAAGTTTGTTGACATCGTAGTTAATGGGATGTCCGACAGACTATTTCAGGTCAAGGCTTACTCTCAAGATGCTCTATCTCAAGAGAACAGGAGTAAGTATCAGGACATGATTCAAGGTCAGATGTTGGCAAAAGACATCTTAATAAACATTCAGGAAAAAACAGGCTTTGATGCATTTGTTACAAATCCTGATGAACTTCCAAATAATGATGAAGAACTTGCATTATATATGCAGTTAAATTACAAGCCTGCTATTGAGATTGCAGAGGAGGAGGCTATCAATACTATCCTTGAAGAAAACCACTACCTTGATTTACGCAAGCGAGTTGATTATGACTTAGCTGTATGTGGATTAGGAATAGTAAGGCATGAATTTGAGCATGGAGCAGGAGTAAATATTTCATATGTAGACCCTGCCAATGTAGTGTATAGCTACACAGAAGACCCACACTTCAAAGATTGCTTCTATTGGGGCGAAGTTAAAAATGTACATCTATCCGAGATATATAAAATCAAGCCTGACATCCGTAAGGAAGATATGGAGTTGATTAGACAGGCAGGTCAGGATTGGTATGACTATCACAACTTGGAGCAGTTCTATGATGCAGAGTTGTTTAGTAGAGATACGGTAACACTTTTGTATTTTAACTATAAAACAACAAATAAGATTGTATATAAGAAAAAGATTCTTGAAACAGGTGGCTCTAAGGTTATTGAGAAAGATGATACCTTTAATCCTCCTAAAGATATGCTAGAGGAGGGAAGGTTTGAGAAGATAGAGAAGACCATAGATGTGTGGTATGATGGCATTATGGTAATGGGTACTGATATTATCATCAAGTGGGAGATGGCTAAGAACATGGTTCGACCTAAGTCTTCATCTCAACACGCATTGCCTAACTATGTAGCAGTAGCACCGAGAATGTATAAGGGTGCTGTTGAGTCATTGGTTAGGAGGATGATACCATTTGCCGATTTGATTCAGATTACACACCTGAAATTGCAGCAAGTAATATCAAGGGTTGTTCCTGATGGTGTTTATATTGATGCCGATGGATTAAATGAGGTGGACTTAGGAACAGGCAATGCTTACAATCCCGAAGATGCTTTGAGGTTATACTTCCAAACAGGTAGTGTAATCGGTAGGTCTTATACGCAGGATGGAGAGT